GAACGACCATAAAAAGAACCAAATTCAACTATAATATTACATTCCTGAGCGCGCATAGCCAACCAAGTAAGTTCACGTTCAGACATCCAACCAGGTATGGTTAGAGCCTTACTAATATCTACTTGGTTGGCTACTTGATTCATTATGCAGCTACCTTTCCAGCAAAATATTTTCCAGTAAGAGGATTATATACCAGATATACTGGAAGATTCTGAATAGGGGTAACTACAGTATTGATATTACCAGTAGTAGTAAATGCAACTGGAGTCGTAGTTGTGAAAATAAAACACAACAAATGAGCACCAGATACAGGTGGTGATACAGTAGCAATAGCAACAGTTCCACTAATCATTGTAAGGAACGTGCTAGGAGCTACAGTAGCAGCCGAAGCAATGGTTACAGGCTTTGGCTGTAGCTGATTATGAACTGTCGATATATCCTGAAATTGTAGATCACTCATTAGCTAATTGCTCCTGCATGCCATTTACCTTCAAGCTTACTGTAAACTAATACTGTAACTTGTTCGTCCACCATTGTTACAGCATTCATAATATTCCCAGTGGTTGTAGTCGCTACGTTACCACCAGTAGGAACTAGAAAGAGAATACCACTAAAACCCCCACCAAATTGTCCATTAATGGTAGCAATAGTAGTAGTTCCTGTTAATCGCACTAAATCTGCTCTAGGACTAATAGTAGCAGCAGATGCTAATACTTCCTCTGATAGTTTAGTTGTTAATCCTGGAAACATTCCTCCACCTCCACAGTTTCACAGAATTAATAACCAGTAGGAACTGCTAACACATCAATATAGCTAGTAGCCGCAGGATTATTTACAAATGTCTGCGTGCCAATAACCATATAGAAAATTTCAGCAGTAGCTACACCACCAGATGCACCACGAATCTCGAAGATTTTCCTTCCATCAGTTGTATAGAAATCTAATGGAAGAATTTCTCCACGACCCCATACTTCATCAGCTACGAAGTCAATTCGTGTTTTATCCCACTGGAAGGATGTTTTAACAGGCGCGCCTGCCATTTGCATTCTTCCACCAAAGTAAAGATCAAGACTTTCTCCATCTTTTGCTGTTTTCTGTATGATGGATACAAGTTGACCAATTTCTTCGTATGCTTGCTGCTGTGCAGGATGCATCCAAGCATTAGGTGTAAAGTTATTGTCAATACCTACTCTATTTCCAATCTTATTAATTGCTAGACGTGGCAATGGTAAAGACAGAGCCGCGCTAGCCGCATTAACTCGATTAGAACGAATTTCTGGAGTATTTGCTCTACTGAATCCAAGCCAAGTTCCAGTAGATGCATTAGAATGGTGATAGGGTACACCAAATAATGCAGGTAGAGACAATGGAGATGCAATACCATTGGTAACAATTAAGTCAGTTGCCACACCAGCAGGAATAGAGGGGGTAATCTGAATCTGTTTATTTTCCTTGTCATAGAAAGTAACAGTAGCAGATCCTCTATTAGTAGCTAATGTAGCATCAAAAACTTGAATTGTTTGACCAAACCGAATCAAATTTGCACCAAAACCATCGGTAGCAAAAGTGAGAGTATCTGAACCAGCGGGAGTTCCAACGGTATAAGTAGAAACAGTTCCAATTACACCATTACCAGCTTGCATCATCTGACCATCAAGCTGCCTACGCAGTTCATCTAATGCAGTTGCAGTAAGTCTACGAACAGCATTAGTGATAGCTTTTCTATCAGAATCAGTAGACCATTCTGTTAATTTGGTATACTCAATATTTTCTGATAAGAAAACTGATGTTAGTACTGCTTTATCCCAAGTAGGTCCACCACCTCTACCTAAATCTCCACCATCTGGACCAAAATATTGGAATGAACCCCCAGGACGTAGCTCCAATGGAACGCGCATCTGTCGATTACTAATTTTTTCGACATCGCGCTTCTTGATATTCGCAAAGAATTTATCATCTCGCTCAAACAAGACTCTAATCTTTGGAAGTACACGTTCCAATTCAAGAGCAGTGACTTGACTTTCAACTACAGCCATGTTTTACTGCCTCAATCTTTATTTAGAAATTCCAGGGTAGTCATACCTTTAGGAATTTGCTGTGCTTTATCCTTATCGGTTCGTCCTCTATTAATTGGTCCTGAGGATTGGACTTTCTTCTTTGGAACCTTATTTGTAGAGTCTTCATCATCTTCTACATCAGGCTCATTATTTGAGACTCGGCCGCCTGAACCTTTTAAAGCTTCATTTCTGGCCTTTTTAATCACTGATGGCAACAGTGTTTTTGCTTTAGAAAGGTAAGCAGAACGAATCCTATCTTGTGAATCTTGATTAAAATTATTCTTAAAAGCATTTTCCCACAATTTATCGAGAATGGTTCTAAATCTTCCATCACGGTCTATTAATGTCTGTAATGTTTCCTCTGCATCTCGCGCAGCTGTTTTCTTGACATAAGCAGTCATTGATCCTTTTGGATCAAGATGCTGATCTATACTGGAGCGAATTGAATTATTTACTTTATTAGCTAATCCATCGCGCGCAGTTTCAAATCTTTGTTTAGTAAATTCCCTACGTTCATTATTTAAACGTGTTTCTTCAGTATTATCTTTCTTTTCAGTAAATAATTGCTTAGGTGGCTGCCATTGACTACTACCAAATACAAATTGATGAAGAATAGTAGCCGCAGCTTGTAATGGTTGGCCTCTGCCATTTTCTTCTAATCCCTGAGTATTAGCTTCCTGGGACATTTGAATGATAGTTTGCTTAATAAGATTACCTACTACATGCTGCCAAGCCTGTGGGTCAACTCTTTGTAATGCAGGTAGATAATCATCAATTACTTTATTAAACGCGCCCGAATCACTATCCTTAATAGTTTTTAATACACCCTCTGTTTTACCGGAAAGTAATTCATGTTCAAAATGATCTAATATACTAGATTTTTCTACAGCCTGTTTTGCATCATCAATAGTAGGTAGAAGTTCAGTATATTGTTGCTCACGATAATACGCACGTTCCAAATAGGGGAATTTTTTGAATAAATCCGGATATTCCTTAAGAATTGTACTACGCTTTACTGGTACAGTAAGTTCTAATTTATCAGGATCTGGTTCCTCTAATTCCTCTTCAAGTTCCTTTAATTCATCTATTTCCTCTTCTTCTTCCTTCTTTTCTGGTTCTTCTTCCTTATCCTCTTCCTCTTTTACCTCTGGTTCATCTTCAAGATTCAAATCATCTAGAATACCATCTCTAGTTAATTCCCCCTTTACTGGTGGGGCTAGATCATCTACTGCATAGAATTTACCTTTATTGAGTAACGACATCTTCTTCTCCTTGTATGGGTGCTGGCTTATCTTTAGGATTTGCCTTCTTATTGGGAGCAGCACCTTGCTCCTGCATTTGTTCCATCATTTGTTGCTGTTGAACAAACATATAGTGCATCTGCGCATGTAACAATATATTCTTATATCCATCTGGCTTTTCTATTTTAGCTAATCTACCAGTATCTGATATAAGCCATGCGCGGTCTATTTCAAATCGTATCTGATGATTATCCAATATAGGATCTACTTCTACAGATGGAGTTTCTGTAGGTTGACCCATTTCATCTACTCCACCAGGCATGGGGGTAGAATTTAGTAATTGATTAATTTCTTCATACTCTGCATTCCTATCATCTTCACCAGGAATGAAGAAATCAGTAAGACCTATAGCTTCTCTAATTACAGGTAAATTCTCGGGCGCGGCCATTACTGCTAGAATCTCAGGATTAGCAGCTTGAAGTAGCTGCATAATTAAATCCTTCTTTTGATTCCATGTAATAGGTAAATTTTCATTAGCTTCTAATTCTATTGAACCAATCTTTCCTTCTAATTCTGCTTTTCTAATGAAAGTATTAATAAATGATCCATCCTGTTTTCTAGATACATATCTTTCATCTTCTTTAACTTCTTTAATGTAAGATGGTATAACCTTACCAAATACATTTTTCCACCATAGAGTAAGAATTTTCCATACTGTCTGCTGACGTTGTAATGCTTGGGCGCGGGACATACTATATTCACTAGCTGTTTCCCCTCCTCCCTGCATTGCTCCACCAAATAACGATGGTAAAGCTCCAGAAACTAGTTGTGCAAGTGATTGTACATTTTGACTAAATGGTAATACTTCTCCAGATAGGGAAGCGGTTTTTACTTCATAGAAAGCAGTACTAATTTGTTTATTTGAGGGTACAGTTTTCGTTGGTATAATCGCGCCCGGCATTGCTTCTAATTGCTTATATTGATCGAAGTTTAATACTCCAGGGTCAGCAAATGTCTGGGGGATACCGTGTTCAATGGTTTGGAGAATTAAAGATAATAGATCATTTGTAATTTCTTGTAGAGAAACAAGTAAAAGACCCATCGGATCTTGCTGTAAGTAATCCGATAGTGGATGAACTGAAACTGTCCAGCAATCATCCAGATTTTCATTTTCAGCCTTAACACATTCATCATTAATTAAAGTAACATGTGCACCATCAGGAAATTTCTTTTTAAGTTTCCTAGTTTCATCTTCTTGAAGTATATTAAATGCAGCAGGACGTAACCACCAATGACGTTCAGTAATTAAATTATCTGGATATTGCCCCTGATATTGAGTTGAGACGCGCGCCCACATTTCATACTGATCATACGCAGCAGTATTAGGTTTCTCAGCATTTTCTACTGTTTCACTATATTCTGGATACTTTTCCTTAGCTATAGCAAAATGTTCCTCAAAAGAATATGCCAAATAAGGCATTTCCTCTTGTGTACGCGCATATACAGGAGTCTTTACAAATAATCCACCATAGCATTCAATACACTGTCTAGATTTTGGTAAATCAGTAATTCCTACTAGACGCGTAACAATAAGGGTGGAACGCTGCAACTGTGGATCTACCATAGTCGCGCATGCTGGACATAATTCCTGCCCTTCATTGAAGATGAAATCGTGCATTATAGCATCTTCATCATCAGGCATGTATTCATTTTCTTCTTTATTTTTAATATCTCCTGCTGTAAGTCTATCTTCTATTTCATATCCACAGTTGGGACAAATTTTAGATTCATGTTCTTCGGGATAATCTTGATATTGTTTATCCTGATATGTTCCATATTTCTTATCTTTCTTTGGATAATTATATGCAGCTATCATTCCTTCAGTACAGTAAATAAATAAGGCATGAAGCCATACAAGGGCTATATCATTATGACGGTAGACTAATTCTGCAATTTTATTACCAGCCCGCGCAGTTTGTAAATCTAATGCGTTGTCTGCATCATCAGGATAACAAGTAATAGGCGGAATAGTAACAGATAATGCAGCAATAATTGATTCTAGATACGCACGGAATATATTAACTGGTTTATCATAATAGGACTGATCTAGAGATGAATCCGCTTGTCTCTGTTCGTCCCATATTCTCCAATCATGTGCGACTGCATCATACCATACACGTTGAAATCCATCCCAAAATAGTTTTAGTCTTCTATATGTACGTATCTGACGATGACGCACAGCTCTATCTTCATCATCGAAATGTTCTATTACCTGTTTTAACAGGTATTTCTCGTCTTCAGTAAGTTTCAAAATCTAGCGCCTCTATTCATAAATCTTTGCCAAAAATCACTATTACCCCCATTACCAAGTTCACCACGCATTTGACCCATACTACTGGGATCTACTAATCCCCCCATCATAGGAGATTGCATTCCACCAAATCCAGGTCTTTGATTCATTTCCATACTGGGCATAAATTCAGTATTCTGCATGGGTTGCTGCATTTGTAAACCAGGAGGCATTCCCATACTAGATGATTTAAATCCACCAGGAACACCTACTCCTTGACCCATACCTAATCTATTCATGAAATTACCAGATGGATTTACTCCTCCCATCATTTGCTGCTTGGGTTGTCTAACTTTATTCATTGCACCCCTACCGCCCATCATTGCTCTACCTATTCCAAATGGCATAACATTATCCCTTCTTTGCAAATTCTTTACGTTTATTAACTGATGTTTTTTCTATAAACTCACGAGCAACTTCAGGGGATGGACCAATTCCTTTACTATGTTTCTTTGATGGGTTGTGTGCCATCATTTGCATGAAGCGATATTGTTTAGCTGATTTAGCAGGCATTATCGTCTACTTAAAAGAATACGAGCCATTTCTATTCTATCTGGATCACCAGGCGGTAGTAATTCTATTATATGTGCTAAGTCTTCTAAAGATTTAACAGGAGGTAAATTAGCTCCTAATTTTCTTTCTGCTACTCTAACAGCACTTCTTTCAAAAGGATTTAATTTATAAGCCATTTCTGGACTTAATCCTTTTGCTTCCATTCCTCTAGTTAC